GTAGAGCAGGTGACTGTTAATCACCCTGTCCCTGGTTCGAGTCCAGGTGGAGGAGTATGCGGGTTTAGTTTAGAGGTAAAACTAAAGGTTTCCAACCTTTCGTCAGGAGTTCGATTCTCCTAACCCGCTTTATAAAATATGACTAAATACAGTCATTGTTAATTTAATCTGATCATGATTACTGTACAATGTAAGATATGTAAAACAGAATTATCAAGTACATCCAAAGATCAATGCTGTGGATGTCCAAATCAAATGATATTAAAAGACGACAAAGTGTCTGCAGTTAATCTAGGTGATGTTTTGATAATAAAATCAAATAAAAGTATTAACAATAACACCTCTTTATCAAGTTCAGATCTACAATATCAGGAGAACCGTAGACAAAGAAAAGTCCGTAAACTTGATTTTGAGGTGAGGTAGTGACTTCCATTTACTATACAGTATATCTTGTCCTATTAACTTTTTTTGCACTTATTGTAATTGGTGGTTATGAGTCTACACTACGGTTAGTTCGTTATCTTGACTTACAACTCAGGATGGAGATTATCCAAATCCGAGTATTTTTTATGAAGCGTAAATTAGAAAAGGATATGAAATCTTTTCACAAAAAATATGGAGGCAAAAATGTCGGAAACAAAAACTTGCATTAAGTGTGGTGCTACTTGGGTCGATGGTCAACACTATTGGGGTGGCACTGGAGCACTAGGAAATGAAGATGATCTTGCTGGATTAATCTGTAATAAGTTAGGAAACGATGACTGTATCAACCCAAAACGTGGTTCTGAGCAGGGAATTACTTGGGAAGATAGACTGGATAGTCTAAATAAAAAGCAAAATGAATTGGACCTGTGAAATGCCAAGAAGTAGAATGAATAAGATTGATCTTGAAGCAAGAGTATATAGATTAAAAAATGAATTGTATAATAGAGAAATGAATTCATCAATGACAGGTCAATGGTCCGATGGTGCTCACTACACTTTAAATAAAGTTCTAGACATTCTACAAGAATATAGTAGTTAATGAATCCAGAAGAGAAAAGAGAATTCTATAAATCTTTGAGAGAAAGAATTCATCAATTGCGGATGGGTCATCTCTTTGAAGAACCTTGCCCACTCTATGAACCAGAGTGGGATGATGATCTTTGGGACTGTCGTCTTAGTTATGATTTAAATGACGATGATTTGACAGATGGTTAGTAAAGTCTTATAATTAGTATGTTCGGAATTTTTTGATAATAATGGAACCTAGTAATAAGCATCAAGTTGCTGAAGATCCTTTCGTTTTTTATGAGCAGATCATTCCTGAGAAACTAATAGATCTCATGGTAGAAGAACTACCAAAGTATGATGGATCATATGCAGAAGCAGAGATTGGAGATCGTGAAACTGGAGCATTGTTTGAAAATAAAAGAAACTCCAAAGTTTCTTGGATGTATGAGGATGACTGGGTTTCATCTATGTTTGCACACTACTTTCACTTGGCAAACAAAGAGTATTGGGAATATGATCTCAATTGTCTAGACGGTATTCAAATCACCCGTTATGATGAAGGTGATCATTATACTTGGCATTCTGATTATGGAACTGCAGAAGATAATCGTTTTACCAGGAAGCTAAGTGCAACTCTTCTAGTTACTGACTCTAGTGAGTATGAGGGTGGTGAACTGGAGTTTATTGATTACCATAATAATCTAGTTGTTGCACCTTCCATCAAAGGAACAATGATTGTATTTGATTCTCGCATTCCACACCGTGTTCGACCTGTGACTAAGGGTACTAGAATTTCTCTTGTAACTTGGATGCTTGGTCCTAAACTAGTGTAAGATGGTTAGATATATTTCCTTTAGTCCCTATTATTCTGGACTAGTGAACATTATAATGTCATATGAAATGTTCTTGGCAATTGCAGCAATCACTAAGAGGAAGGTTATTCTTCCTCCAGATTGTTGGATGCTTTTCCTGTCTAAGAGTCAGAAGAAAAAAGACTGGATTGACTTCTGGAAGATCTTTGATAAGGAAGTCCTTCTAGAAGAATTTGATTGTATTGAACATAAAGATGTACCAGAGTTCCGAGGAAAATTGGGAAAGATGCAGGGAAAGAATTCTTATACGAAAGACCTTGGAAAGTGTGGATTAGATCTTGCTGAAATGTTTTTTGACTCATCTACAGTATCTGATGAGCATACTGTATTTGTAAATGAAGAAATTGATACTCAAGACTTTCATGATTTCTGTCACGACAGAACCGTGATGGAATTAGATTGTGATGAGAAGTTTATGCATTTTGAGAACAATCTGTTTGGTCATTTCTGGTATCATGTTTATCCTGGTGGTGAAAACCTTAGGAATAAACTAAAGGATAAAGTGAATAGAGTCTTGAGATATCATGATAAATTTTACTTCTATGCAGATACGGTTCATCAAGAACTTGGACCATTCAATTCTATTCACGTCAGACGAAATGATTTCTTAGATGCAAGAGAGGATGAGATTCAATGCGTAAATGCTCCTGAGAAGATTCTGGAGATGGTAGATAGACTTCCATTCTATGATAAGTCTTTGCCTCTTTATATTGCCACTGATGAGCAAGACAGATCATTCTTTGATCTAGTTGGAGAAAAGTATGACATTTACTTCTACGAAGATTTTGATTATAAGTTTGGTGATGACTTTGAAGAAGATGATCTTCACATTGCAGTCTTAGAGCAAACTATATGCTCACAGTCAGAAAACTTCTTTGGAACGTATCTTTCAACATTTTCAAAAAGAATTAATATTATGAGAGGTCTTGAGGGTAGACAAGCAGAAGATCATCTTGGAATTAATCATCTACCAGAAGAACCCGATGAGAATCTGACAGATGTATTTCCTTGGAGAAAAATGTCTGACAATACTTGGCAATGGAATTCCTCATCTCATTTGCAGTGGATGCATGAAGAAAGTGGTAAGTTGGTTGGAGTATGAAAGAAGTTTTACAACCTATATTCAATGATGTTCCTTTCAAGAAAGTAAAGGTTCCTGATAATCTTTATTCATTTATGATGGATGAGTATGAGACTTTGGTCTTTGATATTAAAGATCAAGACGTTACTTACGATAGGAACTATAAAACTTATACGAGTGGTGGAATATCGATCAAAGGTTCTAGATCACCTTTCTGTATGAAGACTGAAATATCTCAGGAACTTTATAATATGTGTTATGAAGAGATCACTCCTATGATTGAGGACTGGTCTGGTCAAGAGTTGGAGATGACTTGGGCATATGGCATTAGAAATTATGTTCGGGATTCCATACTTCATCTTCACAGAGACCGAATTGAAACTCATATAATTAGTTGTATAATTTACGTTGACCAACAATCACAAGAGAATTGGGCATTGGATTTTTTTGATCATGAACATAATCATCACAAAGTTCTTTTTGAACCTGGTGATATGCTCTTCTACGAAAGTCTATGTTTGCATGGAAGAATTGATCCTTTCCAAGGAGACTATTATAGAAACATGTATTTCCACTGGAAACCAATTGATTGGTGGTATGAAGATTTGTATGACCTAAGAACCGATTTTAGAGATGGAGCAGAATTTAGAAACTACTACGGACAAGAATATCTCTACAACAGAGAAGAAAGAGTCGTCCCTAGAACTATTTAAACCACCTGACGAACTGGCACAGGTGGAAGATGACGAGGACTATATCCTATGGTATCATAATCATAATCAGGGTTCCTGATACCACTGCTTCCTTAGCAATCTGGTGAATGCAGCAAACTCATAATTTGCCTAAGGTGAGTTCGATCCTCACAGGAAGCATTGGGATTGACTTTCAGTCCCAAATCTGATAAACTACAAGAGTAACCTTACACAAGACAATGACTATCACTGCTAAGTTCAAGAAGGATATCAATACCCTTCGTTCTGCTGCAAACGGTGAAATTCTTCTAGACGTGAAGAATCCAAAACTTTTCAAAAAAGTACGTCGTTATTATGAGAATACAGGTGTTGTATTCTCAGGTGATCCACTTGATGATTATGATATCTTGATGGAACAAGTTGCTATTGATCTTGAGTCTGTGGAGGTTGCGTGAACGATCTGGATCCCAAGTCTGTTGCTTCAACAAAGACTATTGTAATTCACGAACGATTTCCCTATCGGTTCGTTCAAAGAGGTTACATTCAACTGAATGGTAAACCAGACTTTCGTATGCAAAAAGCAAATGAGTATACTAAAAAATACTCAGATGTTTATTTGTTTGACAATGGTGATCAAATGCTTCTTGCTATTGAAGATCCAGAATATCCTAAATGGTTAGATCCAGAAGGTGTTCCTTGTTATGTTACAGACTCGGTAAGTCGTTAATAAAATATGTTTAACTTAGGTATTCATGGTTCTCACAATGCAGCACTTGCATTGTCTTATGAAGATGAAGTTTTAGAAGTAGTAGAACTTGAGAGATTTATCTCTCATAAAAATGCTGCTCTATATTTTTATGAGAAACCTCCTCACAAAATTAATTATGTGAGAGAGATTAGTGAATACTTTAAAAGAAAATATAATTTTGATAAGTATGATTTAATTGCTATTAATTCTATATCAGAACAAGTATTTCCGTGGAAAGAAATATTTGGTGATGCCAATATTGAGTACTGTGATCATCATGTTGCTCATACTTGCTGTGCCTTTTATCAGTCACCTTATAGGGAAGCATTAATTGTTTCCTTTGATGGTGGTTCTGATGAAGGTTTCTTCAATATCTATACTATGAAGAGAGGTGAAGACCCAGTAAGAATCTATACTGGGGAAAAAGACTATGCAGTCTCTTATATGGCACCAGCACACTTTATCCCTGCTATTCGTAATGAAGATGATATTTACCAGGGAAATTTAGTTTATCCTGGTAAGTTGATGGGTTATGTAGGGTATGGTAATTACCGAAAGGATATTGCTGAAAAATTAATTGAGTTCTATGAATCAAATACTTATGATGATGTTCCAGATGCTGTCTGTAGATTTGTAGAAAAGTTTGAACTGCAAGATTGGTCTGAACAATTCGGACTACAGAACGCACAAGATATTGCAACAACAAATCAAATTATATTTGAGAAGTTGTTCAGAGAAGAGATACAACCATTTCTAGATCAGTATTCAGATTTACCTCTGATTCTGACTGGTGGTTGTGCTTTGAATATCATTAACAACACGAATATTGCACGGGAACGTAGAGTTTTTGTTCCACCAAATCCTAGTGATTGTGGTATTGCATTAGGTGCATTGCTATTCATCATCAAACCAGAACGTCAAGTTGACATCACTTATTCAGGATCACCTGTATGGGATCGAATGGAAATTGGTAGATACTTACGTGAAAGGGAGAATTCTCAAGAAATTTCTGCAAAAGAAGTTGCAAAGATTATTCTTGATGGTGGTATTGTAGGTGTAGTACGTGGTGGATCTGAGCATGGTCCTAGAGCACTTGGGAATAGGAGTCTCCTATGTGATGCGACTAATCCTGACATGAAAGATATTATGAATCTTAATGTCAAGAATCGAGAATCGTTCAGACCTTTTTCTCCTATTGTAAGACTTGAAGATTTAAACAAGTATTTCGATTGGGAAAAAGAGTCTAGACATATGACCTTTTCTCCTGAAGTGAGACCAGAGTATCGTAAATTACTATCTTCTGTTACTCATGTAGACGGAACTGCAAGAGTTCAAACAGTTACTAGAAAGCAGAATGAATATATCTACCAAATTTTGGGTGAACTAGACACTCTGTCTGGTCATGGAGTTCTACTTAACACTTCTTTTAATGTAGCAGGTAAACCAATCTTGAATACATATAAGGAAGCATTTGAAGTACTCGATGCAAAACCCATAACTGGGTTAGTCCTAGAAGATTACTATTTTCCAAAATGAATCACATAGATAAACCATGGGGTTGGTATAAGGATCTTGAAAGACATCATAATGTGGTGATTAAAAAGATTCATGTCAAACCTTTCAAGAGAATTTCTCTTCAAAAACATGCCCATAGGGATGAGTTTTGGTATATTCTTTCTGGTTCTGGTAAGGTAATTGTTGGTAATGAAACTATACCAGCAAATCCAAGTTCAACTTTTATTATCGGTAGAGGTGAGGTTCATAGAATCGAAGCAAATGCTGATGGTATTACCTTTTTAGAAGTTCAAGAAGGTGAATGTAAAGAAGATGATATTATTCGTTTAGAGGATGATTATAATAGAGTCACGGACGGACTGTAACAGAACTGGTGGAGTCAATTGACCCTATTAGGTTTCTTGTTTCCTTAAAAAACAAGTGGCGAGCCTGCAAGACCCAGAGGGAATTCTTCCCTCTTTTTTTATTCTAAATATTACATGACGTTTAAATCAAATTAACATGGCATACAAAGGACAAGCAGCAAAATCTGCAAGTGGTGCATCTATGTCAAAGTATGATGTAGAAGTTGAAGCAAGACTTACAGCACTAGAATCAGAAGCACACAAAAAACCAACTGGTGCTACTGCGGCAAAGGTTGAGGAAAGACTATCTGCTTTGGAAGCAAAAGCACACACACCTTGCACTGGTGGTAGTAAAGGTGCTAAACTAGATGCAGCAGCACTTCCAGTAGCAGCACCTAGAAAGACGACTCCTGCAGGAGGAAGAATCGACTCACTAGAAGCAAGACTTGAGGCACTGATTGCACAACTTTCCTAATGACATATGTCAATTGAATTGATACCTTTATTTTCTGTCCCTGTTATTAAATTTAAGTTTAGCAAGCACAATAATTATAATTTCCCAATCATCGAAAGGAAAGAACGTATTCCCGATGGTTGGGAAGTTTCGCTTAATAGTTCTTTTCCAGATATTGAAGATGATGATCCATACATCTTTCCTGAGACTAGGAATTGTATTGAACGTGATTTACTTATGGATATTCAAGTAGTATTGAAACGTCTCGGAATATCTTATAAGGGTGCTTACTGTACACAAATCTGGTATAATGTGTATCATGACAATCAGGGTCAAGAACCTCATGATCATTTAGTAAATGCTGGAGATACTAATTCATATTGGTCTGGAATTTATTATAATAAGGGAGCATCACCAACAAGGTTTCATAATGCACATAGATATATGAAACTTTGTATGCCATCAGACATTCATCCCGATTCACCAATTTCAGATATGTATTCTGATATGTGCGATCAAGAAGTTCGAGATGGTGATGTAATTTTATTTCCACCTTGGTTGGTTCATGAAGTAATTCCAGATCAAACTAGGACTGATATGAGATTGACATTTACATTTAATGTAGGATATAATCATGAGTAATGCAAATAAGAAAATGAAGACAGCATTAATTACTGGTATCACTGGACAGGATGGTTCTTATCTTGCCGAGTTGCTACTTGAAAAAGGATATATGGTGCATGGAATTGTTCGGAGAGCATCTCTAATCAACACTGCTCGTATTGATCACATCTTTGACCATGAACGAGTTAAATTGCATTATGGGGATCTATCTGATTCCGCAAATATTGTTCATATACTTCAGAAATCTCAACCTGACGAGATTTACAATCTTGCAGCACAGAGTCATGTTAAGGTATCTTTTGAGATGCCTGAGTACACTGGTAATGTTGATGGTCTAGGAACACTTCGTATTCTTGAGGCAGTCCGCATTTTAGGTATGGAGAAGAAGTGTCGTATCTATCAAGCATCAACGTCTGAGATGTATGGTCTTGTTCAGGAATCTCCTCAGACTGAGACCACACCTTTTTATCCACGTTCTCCATATGGGTGTGCAAAGGTTTACTCCTATTGGATCACAAAGAACTATCGTGAGTCCTATGGAATGTATGCTTGTACTGGCATCTTATTCAATCATGAATCACCTCGTCGTGGTGAGACCTTTGTAACTCGCAAGATCACTCGTGGTCTTTCTCGTATTTCTGTTGGAGAGCAAAAGGTTCTCTATCTGGGAAACCTAGATGCAAAACGAGATTGGGGACATGCAAAGGATTATGTTCGTGCTATGTGGTTAATGCTGCAACAGGATGAACCTGATGATTTTGTGATTGCCACTGGAAAGCAGTATTCAGTTCGTGAATTTGTAGAAAGAGTTGCTCCTTACTTTGGAATTACAATTGAATGGGTTGGTGAAGGTGATGATGAGATCGGTATGGATAAGCATACTAGAAAAACAATTATTGCAGTCCATCCTAAATATTACCGTCCTGCTGAAGTTGAAACTCTTCTTGGTGATCCTACCAAAGCAAAAGAGAAACTAGGATGGGAACCTGAAATTTCTTTCGATGAACTAATTGAGGATATGTGTATCTATGGACAATGATTCAAGAATTTTTCTTGCTGGTCATAACGGTTTAGTTGGGTCAGCAATTCTTAGAAAGTTAATAAGAGACGGATATAAAAATATTATTCTTGCTGATAGATCTGTTGATCTTAGGTATTATGATCAAGTAAAGTCATTTATTTCAAACTCATCCCCAGATTATGTTATCTGTGCTGCTGCAAAAGTTGGTGGCATTCTTGGTAATAGAGATTATAAAGCAGATATCATCTGGGATAATCTAATGATTCAATCAAATCTGATTGATCTCTCATGGGATTGGAATGTTAAAAAACTTCTTTTCCTTGGATCGTCATGCATTTATCCAAAACATGCACCGATTCCAATCAAAGAGGAATCTCTATTGACTGGTCCTTTGGAACCAACGAATGATGCTTATGCAATTGCAAAGATTGCTGGTATTAAGATGTGTCAGTCATATCATGAACAGTATGGATGCAATTTTATAAGTGCAATGCCTTGCAATCTATATGGACCTGGTGATAACTTTCACCCAGAAAAGTCTCATGTTCTTCCTGGATTGATTCGTAGATTCCAAGAAGCAATGGAGGAGAATTTACCAACAGTAACTTGCTGGGGTGATGGTTCACCTTTACGTGAGTTTCTACATGTAGATGATCTTGCTGATGCGTGTTTATATCTGTTGAATAATTATGATGATCCACAGCAAATTATCAATGTTGGATCTGGAATTGAAGTTTCAATCAAGGAACTTGCAGAGACTATTGCCGATGTGGTAGGATATACTGGTCATATTATGTGGGATACTGAAAAACCTAACGGAACAATGCGTAAGGTAATGGATGTTTCTCGTATGAAATCTACTGGATGGGAACCAAAAATTAATTTGCGTGAAGGTATTGAGTCTACCTATAAGTGGTTCCTTGAATATCAAGGTACAGCTAGAGGTATGGATGATATTGAAGGTGAAGTGAATGAGATTCTTAAAAATAATTGTTGTAAAGGGTGTAGTGAAGGATGAAAACAGCATTAGTATGTGGGGCAGGTGGATTCATCGGAAGTCATATGGTTCGTCGTCTTAAAAAAGAAGGATATTGGGTTCGTGGAGTTGATCTAAAGTATCCAGAGTTTTCAGAAACAGAAGCAGATGAGTTTATCATTGGTGATTTGACTGATGATGCATTAGCATTAAATGTTTGTAATCGATCTTTTGATGAGATCTATCAGTTTGCTGCTGACATGGGTGGTGCAGGTTATCTCTTTACAGGTGAGAATGATGCAAATATTATGCATAACTCTGTTCAGATTAATCTGAATGTTTTAAGAGCAGCATCAATTACTTCGATTGATACTACAAAGATTTTCTATTCATCTTCTGCCTGTGTTTATTCAGAACTCAACCAGGAGGATGTGAAGCATATCGATACATCTGAGGCAAGTGTATATCCTGCACAACCAGATTCTGAGTATGGATGGGAGAAACTATTCAGTGAGAGACTCTTCTTTGCATTCGCAAGGCAGTATGATCTAGATGTAAAGGTTGCCCGTTATCACAATGTGTTCGGTCCTGAGGGCACTTGGACTGGTGGTAAGGAGAAAGTACCTGCTGCTATGTGCCGAAAGGTTGCAGAGGTTCCTGAAGTTGGTGGACATGTTCAGGTTTGGGGTAATGGAGAACAGACAAGATCATTTCTATTCATTGATGAATGTATTGAAGCAACATATCGTTTGATGCAATCTGATTGGAGTGGACCAGTTAATATTGGTTCTGAAGAGATGGTTACTATTAATCAACTTGTAGATATTGTTTCTAATGTTGCAGGAAAACCAGTTCGTAGAGTTCATAAGATTGATGCTAACTGTATTGGTGTTAAGGCACGTAACTCAAACAACGATTTGATTCGTAAGATGTTAGAATGGGACTATACAATGTCCTTAAGAGAAGGTATTGAGATTACATACAATTGGATTAAGCAGCAAGTTGAGGAGAGTGCTCGATGTTCCTAGTAGCAACTACAAGGTCGTTATTATATGTCCGTGAAGATAACGTAATTACTCCTGTAGATCGTGGTAAAGGTCTTTACTATGGTCTATCAAAAAGTTTCGGTAAGTATTATGTTGCTTGCCGCAATAGTGATCCAACTCATACTAATACTTTTATTCCACCAGAACAAGAATCTGGTGATATTATGGTCTTAGATAATAAACTAAGGTCTGAAGCAATTCTTGAACCAGAAGATTTTAAACTACAAGACCTTCATGGTATTGGATTCTGGTCTGGTAAACTTCTTTGCACATCAAGTTATGGTGATTACATTGCAATCTATGATGGTGAGAAGTGGGATCGTTGGCAGCCAATTCCACCACGAAGGAACTGTAATTACAGAGATAGTCATCACCTAAACACTGTCTACGGAACTGACAATCGTTTATATATCCTTGCACACAACTGGGATAATGGTAGTTACATTCTTGAGTTTGATGGTATTGGTCAACCACCAAGACAGATCCATAATAATATGGGTATTCAATGTCATGACTTGTGGTTACACAAAGGTGACATCTACACTCTGAGTTCTAAGGAAGGATATGTAAGATCTACTGGTGGTTTTGTAAAAGATCTTGGTGGATGGGTACGTGGTTTTGCTCATGTAGACAATCACTTTTGGGTTGGTGTTTCACCTACATCAAAGAGAAGTGATCGTGCATTTGGTGATGGTATAATTCGCAAGTATGATGAAGATTGGAATCAAGTTAGTGAACTCGTTTTAGAAGACGAGGGTCAAATTTTATCAATCCTTGACATTGGACGCAAGGCATCAAACCCACAATTAGCAATGATATGAATTGTAATGATTAAAGTAAAATATCAGATTAAAGAGTATTCAAATACGACACTCTTTAAATTCTTTAAAACTGAAGAGCAAGTAGAAATGTTTAAATCTCAAAACCCACATTATATTTTTGAAAGACCTTTGGAGTAAATGATATGAAGATTTATATTTGGGGACACAAACTCCACGAACACACTCACAGTTATATACATGCTTCATACTATAAAGCATTTGATTATTTGGGACATGAAGTTTATTGGATTGACTCTAGAGATGATATAAGTCAATATGATTTTAGTGATTCTGTCTTCTTTACAGAAAATTTTGTAAAAGGTGGGATGCCTCTGAGGAAAGACTGTAAGTATATTACACACCATATTGATACAAAGTATCTAACTAATGCTGGTGTTCCATATGAAAATGTTCTCAAGTTGGGGAACTATCTTCCAAGTCTAGAGATTCATGAGAAGGTAGATCATCTAGCATATTGGGACAAGTCTACTCGTACACTATATCAAACTTGGGGAACTGATTTACTTCCACATGAAATTGATGAGAATAATCCTGCTAAGTTTGATCACAATAACAAGTCTTTAAATTATATTGGGATGTTATATGAGCAAGGACCTTGGTGGGCACAATTATTTGCAGATATCCTTTGGGAAAAGAAACGAGTTGAGTTTAAAGTCTTCACACAGAATGCATCGTTTGAAGAAAATCTGCAGATGGTTAGGTCATCTTATCTGTGTCCTGATTTTAGAAGTGATTGGCACTTGCAATGTGGGTACATTCCGTGTAGAATATTCAAGAATATTAGTTATGGCAGAGTGACTGGAACAAATTCACCATTTGTAAAACGTGCATTTGGTGAATACGTTGCATACGGTGGTACACCAGACACACTATACTCAAATCTACTAGAAGCAGATGCTGGTGGAGATATTGACATTAGAGAAGCAATGCTTTTCGTCAAAGAAAAACATACATTCATTAACAGAGTTAACACTATCTTGAAGTTCTTATGATCGGTTTTAATCATTTAGGTCAGCACGGAAGACTTGGCAATCAAATGTTTCAATATGCAGCACTCCGTGGCATTGCTGCAGTACATGGATATGATTTTTGTATTCCTCAATCTAATTTTGCAGATGAATGGAAGGATCATCAATTATTTGAAACTTTTAAACTTCCTCACAATAAAAATCGTGGGTTTCAACTTCAACCAGATTATTATCAGGAGAAGCAATTTCATTATGATCAGGAGTATGTAGATAATTGTCCCGATCAAACTTGTCTATTTGGATATTTTCAAACTGAAAGATACTTTGAGAATATTGCTGATAGTATTAGAGAAGACTATACTTTCCATGATGAGATTGTAGAGACTTGCACCGAATTTATTGAGCAAGTAGACAATCCTCTTGCACTTCATGTTCGTAGAACTGATTATGTGTCTAAGGCAGTAGATCATCCACCATGCAGTGCTGAATATTATCAAGAAGCATTGGGTAAGTTTGATGATGACCGCAATGTAATTGTATTCTCTGATGATCCTGTATGGTGTAAGGAACAAAGTATCTTCTCTTCAGATCGTTTCATGGTTGCTGAAGGAAATGATAATCGTTATGATCTATGTTTGATGTCTCTATGCAATGACTTCATCATTGCTAACTCTTCTTTCTCATGGTGGGGTGCTTGGTTGGCAAATCGTGGAGGAGTAGTTGCTCCTGCTCGGTGGTTTGGTGAAGGATATACTGCAAAAAATGATACTCGTGACATTGTTCCCAGTAACTGGTTGAAAGTATGACTGACCTATCAGTTGCTATTCCTACTTATGAAATGGGTGGTGTAGGACCAGATTATCTTAGAGAATTGTTTTCAAGTATTGCAAAGCAAACGTTTAAGAATTTTGAGGTTTGTATCTCAGATCATTCTAAGGACGATTCTACTCTTGAAGTATGTGAAGAGTATTCTCAAGACTTTACGATTCAATACTTTAAGAACGTAGAAGATCGTGGTAATGGTCCAGCAAATACAAACTCCGCAGTTGAGATGTGTTCTGGTCAATACACCAAACTCATCTTTTCAGATGATCTTTTTATTGATGAGAATGCTTTTGATATCATTGTTAGAACACTTAAAGAAACTGATTGTAAGTGGTTATTCAGTGGGTTCAAACATACGTCAGACGGCAGAAATTTTGTAAGACCCATGATTCCTAGATGGTGTGATATGATGTTAGAGGGTAGAAATCTTCTTGGTTCACCTTCTTGTGTTGCATTTGAAACGGAGAGTTTTGTGGGATTTGATTCTAAATTAAAATTGCTAATGGATACCGACTTCTATCACAGAATGAAGTGTCAAAATGGTGATCCTGGATTAGTTGAACAATACTTAGTTGCTAATCGTGAACACCCAAATAGAATTAGTTCTTCTAATGTGGACTACAACTATCGATTCGATCATCCAGAAGGATCATGGGTTGTAAATAAAGAGGAATTAGATTACGTTTTAGAAAAGAATAAAAGATGAAAAAGATCGACCTATCTAATGCAACCTTCATTGTTCCAATCAGATTAGAATCTGATGATCGATTGAGGAATGTAATTACGAGTTTGTGTTATATTCTTGCAAACTTTAAAACAAATGTCATAGTACATGAAGTTGATTCCGAGTCTGTATTTGCAGAAAGTGCTTTACCACAGATTACGGAATTTCTTGATGGGGATGTAGGAGATCTTAAACATATTTTTGAACAGTCTGATGCACCATCATTCCATAGACAGAGAGTTCTCAATGATATGATTATGATGTCAACTACTAAAGTGGTTGTGAATTATGATTGTGATGTTCTACTTCCTAGAGAAACATACCAACATGCATATGAGATTATCAACAACGATCATGCAGATGTAATCTATCCATATGGTGATGGCAATTGGCAGTATCAAGTTTTTGCTGACGATGAACTTGTTACGGAATTCCTTACCAACGATTTCAACATGAAGATCCTAAATAAAAAGACTAAGGTCTACATGTCCAAATACGGGTTTTGCCAGTTCTTCAATAGAGACATCTACATTGAAGGTGGACTGGAAAACGAAAACTTTGTAGCATATGCTCCAGAAGATGTAGAAAGATATCATAGGTTTACAACTCTTGGTTATAGAGTTGGTAGAGTTCCTGATTGGGTTTACCATTTGGAACATGCTAGGACTCCAAATTCATGGGTCAACAACCCACACATGCAAAAAAATAATGCAGAGTGGGAAAAAATACAGAAAATGAAACCTGATGAATTAAGAGAGTATATCGATAGTCAAGAGTATTATCAGAAAAGGTTATGTCAAACACAACAATAGCAGTAGTTACTTCGTCTATCGGAACGAATACATTAATAACTCCAGAAAAATGGTTGGATAAAGTTGACTACCATGCCTTTGTAGAACCACATCAACTATCCGTTGGTGACATGTGGCACAGACATGAGTATGTTAGTTTTTCATTAGATCCAAAATATAAGAACAGAAGAGACGCAAAGATCTATAAAATATGTCCTCACTTATTTCTTCCAGGATATGATTATTATATTTGGATGGATTCTACGCATACTTTAGAAGCAGATCCAGAAGAACTCATTGAAGATCATTTGAAAGGTTCTGAAATTGCAGTCTTCCAACATCCAGAAAGAGATTGTGTATATGAAGAAGGAAATCTAGTCAAACAGATTGGGTTTGATCATGCTAACTTAATAGAAGATCAACTTGACTTTTATAGAGAGATGAAGTATCCTGAACATAATGGTTTATATGAACTTCCTGTACGAATTCAAAAGAACAATGGTCGAACAAAACAACTTGGTTTGATGTGGTGGGAACAAATCTGTATGTTCTCTTCAAGAGATCAAATTAGTTTTCCTTTTGTTTGTGAACAATTAAATATTAAACCAAATATTATTCCTGGAAGAGCAAACACGATTCGAGGAAACAAATATATACCACAAGTTGTAAGTTCTCATCATAGTAGAGTTGGTTAATGTGCAGTTTTCTTTTTACGGATAAAGAAGTAAATGATTTTGATTATACAAATCATTACATGAGATTCCGTGGTCCTGATGCTACAAATAGTATTAACGTCAATGAGTATACAATTACTCATAACATTCTTTCTATCACTGGAGACTTTACACCACAACCATTTGTAGATCATGATGATGAGATTGTGTGTGTCTACAATGGACAGATTTATAATTATACTGACTTTGGTGATTATGGATCTGATGGTGAATGTATTATTCCAATGTACAAGAAGTTTGGTGAACGTGCATTTGTTACATTAGATGGTGAGTTTGCAATTGTTCTAGCAGACTTCAAGAATAATTTATTACATCTTGTTACTGATCCCTTTGCAACTAAACCATTGTGGTATGGAATTGAAGATGGTAAGATTGGTGTGGCAAGTTATGAGTCTGCTGTAAAGTCTCTTGGTTTCAGAAAGGTTATCAAGCAAGATGCGAATAAGATTCTTACATTTAATCTAGAAACAAAGGAATTGATCAATGAATTGATTACTTATGAGTTTATTCTGCATCAATTCACCGAATCCTTTGATGGGTGGATAGGTGCATTTAGGGAATCTATTCGTAAGAGGACTAAGGGTATTCGTGAAAAAGTATTCATTGGATTGTCTAGTGGGTATGATAGTGGTGGAATTGCATGTGAGTTAAATAATCAAAATATTCCTTACAAAGCATATACTGTTGTTGGTAATGAAGATCAGAATGTTCTTCGTAAGAGATATCAAATGTTCAATGAAAATTCTTGTGGTGTAAACCTTCAGGATAATCGTTGGGCATACAAAGATTACATTAACAAGAATGTTGAGGAGTTTAAGTATCGCATCTATTCCTCTAGTAGTGATTACAATGAGTTTAACACTAGACTGCAGGATGATAATGGATCCTGTGGTCTTTCAATGATTTGTGACAATGCTCGTAAGGAAGGTCATAAAATTTATCTTTCTGGATCTGGGTCAGATGAAATCTTCTCTGACTATGGATTCAATGGTGAGAAGAAGTTTATGCATAGTAACTTTGGTGGATTGTTCCCTGAAGATTTGTCAACAATTTTTCCATGGGCTTCGTTTTATGGGAGCACTATGGTATCATATCTTGCGAAGGAAGAGTATGTTGCAGGTTCCTATGGTATAGAAACACGTTATCCATATTTGGATAAATACGTCGTCCAAGAATTCTTATCATTAAAACATACATTAAAGAATTCAAAGTATAAGTCTGTGCTTGATGAGTATCTGACTAGATCAAACTATCCATTTGAAAAAAATATTAAGAGAGGTTTTTGATGTCGTCCACATTATCTAAAGAAGTTCTTCTAAAGCATAAGAAGAATAATGTATTCGTAGAAACAGGAACACTTTGGGGTGATGGAGTTGCAGTTGCTCTAGAGTGTGGATATGATAAGGTGATTAGTATTGAGATCGATCCTGAACGTGTCGTAGCAAACTCTGAAAGGTTTGCTGATGAGATTGCAGATGGTCGTGTGGAATTAGTTGAGGGTGATACCTTTGATGTATTTGAAGGTATCGTTGAGGGTTTAGGAGAACCAGCAACTTTCTGGTTAGATGCTCATTGGGATAATGATGGAGCACCGATTGGTGAATATAAGTGCCCACTCCCATTTGAACTTAGTGCAATCGCAAAGAGTAGTGTCAAAACTCATACTTTGATGATTGATGATCGTAGACTCTTTGGTGACACTGGCAGCACTTGGGGAAATACAATTAATGAGAATGAAATTTATGAGCAGGTAACTGCTATCAATAAGTCCTACTTCATTGCTTATGAGGATGGACATGTAGAAGATGATGTTATTGTTGCACATTGTTGATTATGAAATATAATGTTTTTACTACGGCTAACAAGTCGTACTTTCCTTTTGTTGATGTACTTGTAAATTCTCTGACTAAGAATTGTTCAAATCTTAATCGAATTTATATTGCAGATTGTGGTCTTGGTGACTACCGTAAGTATCTTCAGGATAAAGACAATGTATCGATTATGGATACTGATGTTACTGATGAATACTCTGGGGTTCATTCTGAGGGTTGGGTAAAGGCAACACAACAGAAGACCAGAGTACTTAGTAAACTACTAACGATGATGGAATTTGAAGAACCACTCATCATGATTGATAGTGATGTATGTGTTCTAGAAGATTTGGCACAAGTTGTTGATACTGAATTTGATATGCAGGTAACAACAATGAATACTGGTGGACATACTCGTTCAGATGAAATCTTTATTAGTGAGATAGCAAGTTTCTTGATCATTAATAACTGTGATCTTGGTAAACGTTTCGTCCGTACTTGGATTAAACAGATGGAAGAATTTGCTGAGAATGACACTCCATTCCCTCATGAAACTCCTGCACTAAATATCACATTGCAGAATAACAAACTACTTAACGTTGGTTATCTAAAAGAATTAGAAGTATGTGCAGATCAAGAGTTGACTTCTAGTACTCTTTCGGTACACTTTAAGAGTAATGGTTCTACAAGTGACAATCCTGTAGTAAACTTTGAAAAGAGAGTGATGTCTGTTGATAATAAAACTGAGACTGATCTTGACATTGACAAATACTTGAACGAAGAAATTTACGATAAATGGAGATCTGAATATGAAACTAACTGACATTCATACAAAATTTAAGACTGATAAGGGAACTGCCCATGACTACATTAATTGGTATGAACAGACGTTTTCTGATCGTAGAACTGATGAGATGAATGTTCTTGAGGTTGGTGTTCTATTTGGTGGTTCACTCAAGATGTGGGAGCACTATTTCAAAAACTCTAACATATATGGTGTTGAAGACTTCTCTCAAGAAGATGGTCAATGGCACTATCAGTATGAACCAGTAGATGGTGATGCTGTAATGGAAGATGTGAATAGTCATGAACGAATCACATTGTTTAACTTTGATTGTGAAAAAGAAGATTGCATTAAAGAAAACTTTAATGATTTGAGGTTTGATATTATCATTGATGATGCTAATCACAAACTCACTCAACAAATGAAGAATGCTAATAATTATCTACCATACCTTCGTGATGGTGGCATTTACATTTGTGAGGATGTTCAAACTGCTGAAGGTGCAAAAGAACTCTGTGATTTTATTTCTGAGTTTTATCCTGGAGCACAAACTCATATCATCGAATGTGATCTAAACAAAAAATCAGACGATAGGTTAGTAGTAGTCGTATGAGAACTTTAAACATCTATTGTGACGGAGGTTTTGGCAACCGTTATGGAACTTTGCTTGGTGGTCTTGCCGTAGCAAACTACCACAAGATGCGTCCAGTTGTTGTCTGGAGAGACACTTCTGCATGTCGTTTGCCATTCAACGAAATATTTTCGTCTGATATAGATGTTATTGATCAACCACTACAGGAATTTTCTGGTTGTGTTCTTTTAATGCACGAAGATTTTATTCAAGGGAAACAGAATTATAATATTAATTCTTTTGAATCTATTGAGAGTCTTCCTTTATCTGATTGTGGAATTTATCTTTATAATAATAATTGGATTCCTGAATGGATTGGTAATGAATTAATTATTGAAGCAGGAAGACAGTTAAAGTTTGTAGATAAGATTAAAAATTTCTGCGATCAATATTGCAAGAAACATAATGTGACTCTATTCACGATTGGCATTCATCTGAGAGCAACAGATTTCAATACTTATACTCCCACGTTTGATAAAGAATATAAATGGATAGAAGATCAACCCGATGAAAAGTTTTTTGTCTTATCTGATGATCCAAATATAGAAAAGAAATTTAATAATCTCGATAATGTAGTTGTTCGTAGAAAGGAACACTATGTTGAAAAAGAAAATAAAGATTCTGGTTGGTGTGGAAATGTAGAAAGAACATCTGAGAGTGTTATGGATGCATTGATAGACTTGACAATTCTTTCTAAAACAAATATTATGGTAAACTCACCCAGTTCATTTTTGAAAACTGCTTTGTTATTACGCAAGATTAATGGATAAAAATAAATCAACGCACAAACTTCAAGGTTTTGGTCCTATCTACTATCTCAATCTCGATGGTCAACCAGAGAGACGTGAGTTTATGGAGGACCAATTTAAGTATTGGGAGATTGAAAACTATGAAAGGATCTCTGCATACGATGGTAGAGAAGATGATCTGAGTGACATTCTGAAGGGTCGTTATCCCGAGAGGATGACACCTAGTGAGATTGGTTGTGTCACATCACACTTAAAAGCAATTAGGCATTGGTTGGATACTTCCGATTCACCTTATGCAGTCTTTATGGAAGATGATTGTAGTCTTGACCTTGTAAGGTTTTGGCCATTTGCATGGAGAGACTTCTACTCACGTCTTCCTTATGATTGGGACTGTGTGCAGATCTCTATTATTTGTACTGGTGATATTCATGTCAGACTTCATAAACGTTTTGTTAATGATTTCTCAACGGCTTGCTATATTGTGAACCGTAGGTATGCTGAGAAACTTATGCATTATCATGTCAAGGGTCCTGATAAGTATAAACTTGACAATGGTGTGAAACCACGTCCAGTTGCGGATGATCTTCTGTATAACGCAGGGAACACGTATGCACTTCCTTTACTTCTATACAGAACTGAGTTGGGTTCTTCTATTCATCCAGAACATGTAGATGTATTTCATAAGAAGAATTATGAATCTCAGTGGAACTTCTGGGAAACTTCTGGGTCTAAGATGAGTCTTGCTGATATTGTAAATTACGATCCATACCTAGGTAGAATTACCGAACCAACACCACAGGGTTGACAGATCTTTAGATTTCCTATATAATATGTAAAGAAACATTAAGGAGTGTAACATGACCGTAACAACTGAAGATGGTGGACGCACAAACATGTATGCCACTGAACCACAAATGTATATTTCTAAGACCGACGCAGAACGTTACGGTTATGAGTCATATGCAGAACGTGCAGAGAAATTGAATGGACGCACTGCTATGCTTGGATTTGTAGCAGCAGTTGTCTCTTATGCTACTAGTGGTAGTGTTTTCTTTTTCGGACTTTTCGGATTTTAATTACTTGACAATGTATCAAATCTTGTTTACAATGACTAGCATTGCCTTCCTTGTGTTGTTGGCATATTCAATAGAACAATTATCTGAAACTTATTAATGGACTTTAATATTACCTTCCGCACTCCTGACGGTGTGGAAACCACCGTTACCTGCGAGGATGATCAATACATTCTTGATGCAGCTGAGGAGAGTGGAATCGATATGAATTACTCTTGTCGTGCAGGTGCTTGTTCATCTTGTGCAGGCAAAATTGTATCTGGTACTGTAGATCAAAGTGATCAATCCTTCTTGGATGACGATCAGATTGATTCTGGATTTGTACTCACTTGTGTTGCATATCCTACCAGTGATTGTGTCATTGAAACTGAACAAGAGGAATCATTGTATTGATGTCCAATGATAATCAACTCTATGAAGACATGGAGAAACTAAATGCCCTATACGAAGAACTCTGTTGGGGCCATGATGAAGAACTAGTATTCACTCATGAAAATGGCAGAGTCATTATTTACAACAAAACTCAGGAGCAAAAACAATGAACGAAAACGCAGAACGCATCAATGGTTGGGCAGCAATGATCGGAGTCATTGCCGCAATGGGTAGTTATGCAGTAACTGGGCAAATCATCCCAGGTATTTGGTGACATAAATACTCATATGTTTAGAATTTTATAGTTTTAAAATCATGCCAACTTGGAGAGAAAAAAAAGTATCTTTAGAAGATAACCCTACAGTTGAAACTTCTGTTGCTCTACCTCTAGCAAGATTTATTTTTCGAGAGGATGGTGAGTTTGTTGAAAGAACCACTAGGGATTTGTTCCGAGGAAAAAGAGTTGCTATCTTTGGAGTCCCTGGTGCTTTCACTCCAACTTGTACTAGTAATCAAGTACCTGATTTTGAGCAAGCATATGATGATCTCATTGCTGCTGGTGTAGATGAGGTATACTGTATTAGTATAAATGATTCATTTGTAATGAATGCATGGAGAGAAAGTTTGGGTGTTAAAAAGGTAAAGTTCATTCCTGATGGAAATGGATTCTTTACCCGACAGGTAGGCAAGTCAGTATTTAAATCAAACTTAGGTTTTGGTGTCAGGTCTTGGAGATACTCTGCCATCGTTGATTCAGATAACATTGAAGTTATCTTTAGTGAAGAGGGTCAGGTTGACAATTGTGAACAAGATCCTTATGAGATGTCAAAACCTGCTAAACTACTTGCATATTTGAAGGATGTCCCTCGTTCGTCAGAAGAAGATTTTGATTATGATGCACTTGATGCGTTGGGTAAACTAGAAAGAGAGATATTCCTCAATAGGTAAACTTGACTTTTTTTATAATATGAACAAATTATTTTTATTCTTAGGTGTTGCAGCACTATGTACTGGTTCGACCGCATGTGCTACAGCACCTAATAACAAACTGAATGTTATTGAAGTTCCTAAGGTTGATCTTGTCACTGAAGATCCCAAATGGGTATGTAATGATTGCTCAGAAGATGAGCAATACGTTTTAGAGCAACTACAATTAAAAACTAATATTACGGATAGAAATGCACTTGCAACGATCCTGGGAAACATTAAGCAGGAGAGTAAGTTCATTGCCAATATTTGTGAGGGAGGTGCTAGAGTTTCTTATGATGATTGCCATAGGGGTGGGTATGGAATTATCCAGTGGACCTCTACGGGTCGTTATAATGGGTTAGGAAACTTCTGTGCTAAGTTTGATTGTGATCCTAGTAGTCTAGAAGGTCAAACTCGTTGGATGATCAACGAACCTATCTTCCAACGCAATCTTCCTATGTTTGAAGGTGGTGGACAGACTGTATATCAGTATATGGTTCCCGCATACTATTGGTTAGGATGGGGAATCAAAGGTAATCGTGAACTCTATGCATACAATTATACTAAAAGACTCACATTATCATGATTCTGAGAGCAATTAAAAAACTAATAGAACCATACATTGGATCTCCCGCACCAAAAGTTCTGAAAGACGATCCTTGGTTTGGACCTACTCCTATTCTTTCCGAAAAGCAAAAAGAGTATGTAGAAATGCGTAGAGCATTGGAGAGTGAATTACTTCTCATTCCTGAAGAAGAAGATCAACCTCGTAAAGAAGTTGACAATATACATCAAGTGATGTATGATATCGCAATCAAGTGCGGTAAAACTACAATACAGTTAGACCTGATTGGTGGATCAGAAAATTTTCATCAATAAATCACTTGACATACTCCAAAGAGTGTGATATCATAAATAAATGTTACAACTGTCACACACAATTATGTGCCAGTTGTAATATAACTAAACGAAGACAAGTCGAGTCTTCTATCATCTGTGGGTAAACTCCACAAGTAAAAAAGGTATTAAACAAATGATCATCAAATCTGTATTCGCAGCAACTGCTGCTCTCTCTGTCTCTGCAGGTGCTGCCCTTGCAGGTCCCTACGTCAACGTGGAAGCAAATGCTGGTTGGACGGGATCGGACTACTCTGGAACCGCAACTGACCTTCACGTTGGTTATGAAGGCGCACTAGGTGAGTCTGCTTCATACTACGTCCAGGGTGGTGCTACTGTAGTCTCCCCTGACGGTGGAGAGAGTGACACTGTTCCTTCTGGTAAGGCAGGTCTCGGTGTTGCTGTATCTGATGCACTGGGTGCATATGGTGAAGTCTCATTCGTCGGATCTGGCGATGAGGACATCGACCGTGGATATGGTGCTAAAGTAGGTTTGAAGTATTCCTTCTGATCTTGTAGACACATAGACATCTAGATGTTATACTGGGAGTGCCACGGCACTCCCCTTTTTTATGATAAATTATTTTGTAAAGATCGTCACTCATCCTGCTACACACTTCAATGTGATGTCTATTGGAGTGTTGATTATGATTGGGATGCTCCACAACCATGCACACTTCGCAATGAGTAAGGATGCAGATAGTTATGTGAGACAGTGGTGTAGATCATCAGCAGAAAATAAAAAGACTTGTATCCGTTATGGTGGAGACATGGAATACTAATGAAAAAGAAAGAAATTTTGGATCAAGTCGAATTACTTAAACACCGAATTGCTCACTTGGAATCAGACTATTCTCAAGTTTTGGTAAAGTATGCTAAATTAGAATCTGAATTTGAAATCTTAAAACAAGAGAAGGATTTCTTTATTCCGCACGATGGTGATATATACTAATGAAGAATGATTCTTTATTATGTCCGAGTTTCCAAAAGACTGGAGATACGCTGATGATCGGATGCAATTACGTGCTGCGGTCTTTCGTGCTCTTAGTCACCATTTAGAAGAACATTGTCGTGCAGTATATGAATTTTGTCATGACTGGGTAAGTCAAGGTAATACAAACACAAACAATATTGAAGAAAAATTTCAAACTTATTTGAAGGAGACACATGATGAAAAGGTTTACAAACTTGAAAAGTGCCTTGAGCTCAATCCTAATTGGTACATGCCTATTAGGGATGACTCCAGTTCGAGCTGAAGAAGAACTGACGCAAGGTTACTACAGTATGGATGCAATGGGATGTATGCTGTTGGGAGAATGTACTGATGGAGTCCAAGAAATCAATAATCTTTTGGATGTTTCTAGTCAGTATCCCAATACTGCTGATTTTACTCCTGTTTCTCTTGAGTTCAACTCAATGCTCGTTTCCCTTAACACAATCGGAGTTAAGGTGTTTCTAGCACCAGAGAAGTATTTTCCAGTAGGACATCGTGGTGTATACCATACTGTCTCCAATAATTTCTTTTTGAACAAAAGATTTATGGGTCGTCCTGGTGTATTGATGAGTGTGTTAAGGCATGAAGGATGGCACGCTGCACAAGATTGTATGGCAGGAACTATTGATAATAGTATGATTGCTATCATCAAACCTGAGGATGATGTTCCTCCTATGTGGCAAGAAATTGTAGAACGTACCTATCCAGAATCAGCATGGCCATGGGAGAAAGAAGCAACATGGGCAGGCAAGACCGAAGGTATGACACAAAAGGCACTTCACTCTTGTGCCCGTGGTACTATGTGGTCTGACTATGATCCTACACCTATGACCCGTGAATGGTTAGAGGAGAACGGTTTTATCAAATAAATAAAAGAGCCTTGCTCTTTACTCATGGATATAAATCCTAAGAAGAAAGAGGAAACCAAAAAGGAAAACAAATTTGAGTGGGCGGATGAGGGTGTATCAACTCTCGTCCGAGTTATCATACTTGGATGGTCAGCAGCAATTCTGACTCTTAATTATGTAACTGTTCCTGGTATTCCTCAAAAAAATATCGATCCCACATTTATTGCTAGTGTATTCACTGGAACTCTAGCTACGTTTGGAGTCATGCCTTCTAAGAAGAAGGATGAAAAAGAACCCAAACAAGCACCTACCTTGGAGAAGAAAGATTGACAAATTGATTGATTTGATAAGTTAGGAAGTTAAAACAAAAGGTTGATTTATAAGACAGAATCTCCTATAGATAGTGTAGTCGCAAGAGAGACATGAAATTCTTCTTCGTATTTTTGGCTACACTATTTTTTGCGCTTCCAGCATGGGCAGTCGATGTATCGATGGGTGCTGGTGGCAACCTAGTATTTGAACCTAATGAGATTACAATCTCTGCAGGTGACACAGTTCACTTTATTAATGAAGCACTACCTCCTCACAATATTATTGTAGAAGGTCGTGCAGATCTTTCCAGAGAAGCACTATTGTTTGCTCCTGGAGAAACACAAGATGTTATATTTGCTGACGCAGGAGATTATACTTTCTTCTGTGGTCCTCATCAGGGTGCAGGTATGACAGGTACTATTCACGTAAATTAAAAATTATGAAAGTTGGAATGATTGGTTTGGGTCGTACTGGTGAAGGTATGGCCCGACGTATGATTGAGAAAGGTATTGAAGTCTGGGGTTACAGTAGTACTAACTATGAGAATGCCTGCGGACAATATGAAGCAGGACACCTTAGTGGATGTGTAACTTCAATAGAGTATCTTGTCCGAGCAGTTAAAACTGATAATAAGAAATTCACCAGTGCTGGTAAAATTCCTGGCATCTTTCAAATTACACTCCCAGAGAAAAAAGCAGAAGATACACTTGATGAGCTGCTACCATTACTTGAAGAGGGTGACATCATCATCGATCATAGTACTAGTGACATAACAAAATGCCAGGAACTGCAGCGGTATTGCTCTAAGTTAGGTATTTCATATATCTTCTCTGGAGTATATGGAGATACCCATGCTGTCAATGCATGTTCTAAAATTTTCCAATCGCTATCACCAGGTAATGCCTTCCGAATTTGATTACGTTGAAGCACCTACAGAAGGTAAAGTTGATAAGTGGGGGTTCACTATCAAACCTACTATCAGTGATGATGAACTAATTCTTCGATGTTTGAAGAATGCACCTTGTGGGTCTGATAGAAAACAGGCAATGAAGTTAATTAAACTCTACGAGGAAAAAATCTAATGACCTTAGCACATGTCCTACTTTTCGGATCACTACCCTTTATATGTGCCACCGCATATTTCGGGCACAGAAAAGGTGAGAATAACTATTATGAAACCGACGCCTACTCAGGAAATGGAACAGCGCATT